TAAAGATAAAGAAGTAATTAATTATCAAGCGTTGCTTGAATTTATGAATCAATCTTTTAATAGAAAATTTGAGGTTATTAACGATAAAGTTAAACGTAAATTCAATTCTTTAATTAAACAAGGTTATACAAAGACTCAAATAACCAATGCTATTTTAAATTGTAAAAATAGTAAATTTCATATTGAAAGTAGTTTTCAGTATTGCACTCCAGAGTTTTTTACTAGAACAGATATAATTGATAAATACGGATTTGATATTAAAGACGAATCAAAAGTTTACACACCTAATATAATTCACGAGTAATGTATAAACGACTACAAGAAGTTTCAAGCGAATTATTCGAAATAAGAAACGAATTAAATACTAAAGGTAAATCGGTAGGGTGGGATTGGAATATGTTACCATACACAATAAAAGAGGGTTGCACAACGTACATAGGCGCAGCTCCTGCAAGTGGTAAAACAGAACTTTGGTTTGAGTTTTTAATAAATCTAAGTTGTTTACACGGTTGGAATCATGTTGTATTTTCACCTGAAACTGGAAGCTCCGCAGAAATATTTTCAGAACTATGTTACAAGTATATCGGTAAACCTTATGCAAAGCATGAAAATACAATGAGTTTATCTGAACAAGTAAGGGCAGAAAATTTTGTTAATGAACATTTTATAGTTATTGACCCAATAGATGAGGATTTAACACTTGAAAAGTTTTACGATTTAGTAGATGAGATTGAACGAAAACACGAAATAACAATTCACACAACTACGATTGACCCTTGGAATGAATTAACTGAAAACTATATACATTCAGATTTAGGACGTGAGGATAAATACTTGAGTAGAATTTTAGGATTAGCACGTAAAAACGCACGTAAAACAAACCGACATAATTGCATTATAAACCACGTTCGAGACCAAGCACCTATAACAAAAGACGGACATACTTTTTACCCAATGCCAACAGCTAGAGATTTTGCAGGTGGCCAAGTATGGTTTAGAAAGGGATTAGCTGTATTGATACCTTGGAGACCACCGACTGGATTAACAGATAACAACGGAAACACGTTTGAAGAAACGGAAGTGCATTTAAAAGTTGCTAAAAGTAAACCGAAAGGCGTATCAAAAAACGGAACTTATAAATTATATTTGGACGTAGAAAAATACCAATATTACATGATTGATAGTTTTGGACGCAAAGTTTATGCACAACGAACTAAAGAAACAAAATCAAACAGCTTTCCAACTAAACTACCAAAACAAGAACCCGATATTGTAAACGGAAAAGAACTACTATCTTTTAGCGAAAAAATGAAACAAACACCTTTTTAAAATTATATTATGCATTTACTGGTGAAAAATGAATATTTGATAATTAAACTAAGCAAAAACAAGAATAAATGGACGAACTAAATTTAATCTCAGCGAGTGTTAAGCTGAACAACGTTTTTCTAAAGTTGAAACTATCTTTAGATGAAATCAAAGAAAAACACGGACAAAGAACTGACTTAATAGATTCAATGGAAAGAACTTTAGTTGATATAATGGAAGTTAAAGCAACTTATTCAACACTAGAAAAAGAGTTTCGTTCTGCGGTTTCAAGTCAATATAGATTAGAACATCAAAACATGGATTTAAAATTTAAAATCAAAGACTTAGAAAGTCAACTAAAATATAAAGATGTCACGCTGTAAAAACTAATTTGTATATTTGTATTGTAGAATTGCGGCTACAATTAAAAACTTATTTAAGACCTTAGTGTGAGTAGAGTCCGCAATCTCGAAAGCACTAAGGCTTTTTTATTTTATGACAACTGAAATTTGGAAAGATGTAATTGGATATGAAGGACATTATCAAGTTAGTGATTACGGTAATGTAAAATCATTAAAAAATAAAAATGAAAAAATATTAAAACCAATAAAAGATGGATTTGGATATTCAATGTATTTTTTATCAAAAAATGGAATAGTAAAAAATTTTAGAGGTCATGTATTGGTTGCTCAATCTTTTTTAAATCATAAACCATTAGGATTAAAATTTGTAATTGACCATATAGATGAGAATCCAGCAAATAATAATTTAAAAAATTTGCAAATAATATCACACAGAGAAAATGTATCTAAAGGATATAAAAATAAATCATCAAAATATAGAGGTGTTTGTTGGCATAAAGAAAGAAAAATGTGGATGGCAACGGCAATAAATAGAAAATATATTGGATATTTTAATACTGAATTAGAAGCTAAAAATGCAATAACAAATTATGAAGAAAAAATGTAAAAATTGCAAAAAAGAATTTATGCCATTACGTTCTACACTTCAAAAATACTGCTTAGAATCGGAGTGCGTCCGTGTTTGGGTAGAATCCGAAAAAGCGAAACAATGGAAAAAAAAGAAAGCTAAAGCAAAGTTAGAATTAATGACTTTAAGCGACTACCTTAAATTAGCGCAAATAACTTTTAATAAATACATAAACCTACGAGATAAGGATAAACTATGTATAAGCTGTGATAAACCTATTACAGGGCGTGTAAACGCTTCGCATTTTTGGAATGCAAACAACCATTATAATGTAAGATTTAATGAAGATAACGTTCATAGTTCCTGCATTACGTGCAATCAGTTTTTATCAGGCAACCTTTTAGAATATAGAACACGACTTATTTTAAAGATAGGCATTGAAAGATTTAACACCTTAGAAGCTGAAAGTAAGCAAACACGGAAGTTTACAAAGGATGAGCTAAAAGAAACAATTAACATTTATAAATTAAAGATTAAACAATTAGAAAATGAAACCAACTAAAGAAACAGAAAAGAAACTACTAGCATTGTGCGGAGTGTTACCTGTACTCGCGGATTTTATCGAAGATTTAAACATGGAACACGTATTTACTAAGAATATCAAACGAAAAGCTAATTTATTACTAGAAGAAATCAGAAAGACGGACGAAGGTATTTTAAAACACACAGATATACAAAGCCAAACACAACAAATAAACATTCAGATAGCATTTAGGCAGTGGGTAAAAGAAAATTTTAATTAAAAAAAAGTTAAAAAGCTATTGTTATTCAAAAAAGAATAGTTATATTTGTCAAACAATTAAACTTTATATTATGAAAAACTTATTTAAAGCATTGGCAGCATTTCAGCAAGAAGTGCCTGTTATTCACAAAGGAACGCAAGGCTACGGTTATTCGTACGCTGACTTACCTAAAATCTTTGAAGTGATTAACCCACTACTGCAAAAACACGGATTAGGATTCACCCAACTAATCAACGGGCAGCAAATAGTTACTATCTTATTCCATTGTGAAAGTGGTGAAAGTATCGAAAGTAAAACCGATATACCAATGATTCAATTAAAAGGAATGAACGATTATCAGTCTTTTGGTTCGGGAATCACTTATTATCGTAGATACTGCCTTTCAACTATTTTAGGAATCGTAACCGATAAAGACACGGACGCTGCAGGTGAGCAAGTAAAAAACGAAACAAAGAAACCTAAGATTGAAGGTGAACGCTTCTTAAAAGCCATTGAAGCTATCCGAGCAGGTGAATATACTGCTGAACAGCTACAAGAAAAGTTTGATTTAAACGAAGTACAAAAGAAATCATTGTTATTAGTATGAATTCAAAAGTAATTTTATTTGATGCTGATAGTCTTCTTTATCAATCAGTTTATAAAGTAATTACGTTTTCTGAAATTCGTGAAATGATTGAAGAAGGTAGATTAAGATTTGAAATAGAAATGGAGATACTTCAACGTGCTTATGATAGATTTGAGAAAATAACATTTGATATTCTAAATGAAATTGAAGAACATTTTACAATAAATAAGACAATGTTTTTCTTTACTAAGTGTAAAAACAATTTCAGAAAAGAAATATATCATTTGTATAAAGCCAATAGAAAAACACGAAATAAATGGGTAAATGAACTTCGTAACTATATGCTTCAATTTTTAGAAAATTCTTTTGCTCACGATGTTTATGAAGCTGATGACTTAATTTATTACAACGCTCAATTATTAAACGTAGAAGATTATATTATTTGCTCAATTGATAAAGATTTAAAACAAATAGAAGGTTTACACTTTGATTATTATCAGGAAAAAAAATACGATGATAATGGAGAAGAATATAAAGTTCGCAAAGGTTTTAAATATATGACTAAAACGGATTGTGAAAATTTACTTTGTGAATTGCTTTTAGTTGGTGACACAAGCGATAATATCAAAGGGGTAAAAGGAATTGGAGAAATAAAGGCAAAGAAGATTATTTACTCAAAAAATTCTACTTACGGAAAGTTTAAAGCCATTTGTGAAGCATATAAAAGCGAATCTGAAATATGGAAGGAAAAGTTAAGAATGAATTATAAACTATTAAAATTTCAATAATGAATAAAATGGCAAAAGACGAAGAAATAATCGAAAAGATTAAACAACGAGTTGAAGAATGTAGAGAGTATTATAACGATTTAATAAAAAACTTATGAAACAGACAGCAGTAGAATGGTTAATTGAGCAACTTACGGAAATACATCCAAAGGCATTTGAACAAGCCAAAGCAATGGAGAAGGAGCAGATAATGTCTGCAAGAGAAGATGGTCATTTATCTACCTATGCAGAATATGGTTCAACTCCTAAATGTTACTTAGATGGAGGACATGAACAATACTACAACGAAACCTTTAAATCAGAATAAGATGAAAACTATAATAAGCAGATTAACAATGAAGGTCAAACGACATTTATTTTGTGACCATATAAGCGGTGAAGGAGTCTTTTTGTATGAAGACAAATATGGGCAAGAATGGATGGCAAACTACCCATTTAGGATTTGGTCTTTTAGAGTAAAAAGTAATTAACATTTAAATCAGAATAAGATGGAAACAACTTTAATTATTGAAGCAAAAATGACAGATGAACAATTAGAAGTTCTTGTATCTGAAATAAAAAAAATTTCAGAAATAATTGGAATTGAATTAACCTTTAAATCAGAATAAGATGAATGAACTAAAACTAATGGGTTACTATATTAATTGCACCCGAACTGACCAAGTCGTACAAATTAAAGACTTACAACGTGGGCGCGTATGGTACGAAGTAATCAGGCAACACGACAGAAACACGATTACAGATTTTTGCTGTACGGAACAAAGATTTAAGAACCTATATATTCAAAAGAAATGAAAGATAGCATCGTTGAATCAGTGATAAACAAGTTTAAAGACCGTTCTAACGTAGGAATACAGAAATACGGAACAACACTAGACAGAAATGATTTAACGCACTTAGAATGGATAAATCACGCACAAGAAGAAGCAATGGATTTTATCCTGTATTTAGAAAAATTAAAACAAATAAATAAATAAAAATGGAAAAGAGAGACAACAGCGGTGTATTGTTCACTAACGACAAAAGACAAAAAGAAACACACGCACACTATCAAGGTAAGGCAACAATCAATGGAGTTGAGTATTACGTTTCAAGTTGGGTAAAAGACGGAGCAAAAGGTAAATATCAAAGTCTAAGTTTCAAACCAGTTCAAGAAACAGCGAAACAACCTCAAAAGAGCGGATTTGATGACTTTTTAAATGGCTTATGATAGAATCACACGTATTAAGCAATATAAACGATATAACGCGGAATTTAATTAATGTATATATTCAAAAACACGGAATAACATTAAACGCATTTTCTAAGTTAGTCGGAATTAGACAACCTATATTATTCAAGTTTATGAACTACCAAAATAATATGAGTACAAAAACGATTGAAAAAATAGGTAAATTTTTTAACAATTAAGGCTCTGGTAAACCAACAGAAAGATCGCTATGGTTAAAGGATTGTAAAACACGGTCGCCCACACTTAGCGGTTATTTTCAGAGGGAACGTAAAAAATTCCCTCTTTTTTTTGTTATATATTATTCTTTTTAGTATATTTGTATAAAATTAAACTTAGAAATTATGAAAGATTTATTTTACAGCTGCCCTGAATGCGATGGGTGGGGATTCGTAACTATTGATTTGAACGATACGATTATTCCGTACGAACAAAACCCTATTGACTATGAATGCATGGCATGTAGTGGCAAAGGAAAGGTACTACATGAAGACGAATACCAAATGAAACTAGATGGTGTTACAGAAATGATTGAGGGAATGAAAACACGGATTGAAGGACTTTCACGAATAGTAATGAAGAGTGAAAACCCTGATTTATACATTGAGCGATTAAAAACTTTATCCTGTGGTTTATACCGATTAGAACAATATAAACGAAAATTGCTTAAATTAGCATGGTGAAACTAAAGAAAGTAGATGAGGTTGCAATCGGAATAAGCTATAAAAAAAGCGGTGTTATCGGTTTGTTCTTTTATAAATGGGTTTTAGAGATATATCTATGAACTGGATTGAAAAGGTATCTAAGCACCACAAAGAATATATAAAGACGATACACAAATTCGGTGAGTACTTCTACGCTGAGGATTTAGTTCAAGAAATGTACCTAAGATTAATTACTAAGAATAAAGAAGCGCAGGTTATAGTAAACAATAAAGTAAACAAATACTATATTTATTTAACCTTAAGGTCTTTATTTGTAGACTTTTACAGACAAAAGAAAAAGATTATAAAGGTAGGATTAGAAAATGTATTAACATTGCAGCAAATAGATGAGCTACAAGAACACGAAGCCTTTTATAATTTAACACAAAAAGTAAATGAAGAAATTAATAACTGGCACTTGTACGACAAGTTATTATTTGAATTATACCGTGATAGTGGTAAGTCAATGCGAGATATTGAAAGCGATACGGGTATAAGTTTAAGGTCAATATTTTGTACTATAAAGCATTGCAAATTAAAGCTAAAGGAAAACGTATATGAACATTATGAGGATTACGTTAACCAAGATTACGAATTAATAAAATGAAATTATGAAATACGTTCTAAAAGCATTAAACAAAGAATTAAAAGACATTGAAATAAGAGCTAATGAATGGTACGATAGATATCAAAAATTATATGAAGAATACCACGATTTACAAGAAGAAAACAAAATGCTACGAAAAGACCTACAAGAATTAAGTAAGGAACATTTTAAAAAATAAACATGGCAAGGAAAAGACGAACGAAAGCTGAAATACTAGCAGCTAAAAGCGAAGGATTAGGAGATACAGTAGAAAAGGTTTTAGAAGTTACTGGAATATCAAAAGTAGCTAAATGGTTATTAGGTGAAGATTGTGGATGTGATGAACGCAAAGCAAAGTTAAATGAGTTATTTCCGTATAAGAAACCTTTATGTTTAGAAGAAACTGAATTTAGTTACTTAGATGAATGGTTTAACAGAAACACGGACAAAGTAACACCTATTGAACAAATTGAACTATTTAAAATTCATTCTAGAGTATTTCAAGTAAGAAACGAACCTACAAGCTGCCCAAGTTGTGTGAAAACACGAATCGAAGACTTAAGAAAGGTTTACAAGCAGTACCAAGATGAACAATAAAGAACAAAAAGTTATAGACTTTATTAATTCTATAATGACAAAAAAACGAACCAAAACAAAGTTAGAAGTCTCAATCACAGATTACTACATGATGTTACAAGGAATACGTCAACTAATAAAAGAAAACTAAATGCCAATACCTACACCAACAAAAGGAGAACATAAAAAAGATTTTGTTCAAAGATGCGTAACAGATGAAAAAATGAAGTCTGAATATGAAGATATAGACCAACGTTTAGCAGTTTGTAGTTCAGCATTCGAAGAACGTTTAGCATCCGAAAAGATTAGTTTTGATTACGATGAAACTTTAACAACTGACAAAGGGATGAAACTTGCAAATAAGTTTATTTCAGAGGGTGCGGATGTTTATATTATTTCAGCAAGGCAACAAAAAGACGAAATGTTAAACCGTGCTAAAGAGTTAGGTATTCCTGAAAGTAGAGTATATGCAACTGGAAGTAACAAAGCTAAAATTCAAAAAGTTAAAGATTTAGGAATCACTAAACACTACGACAACAACACGGATGTAATTAAAGAACTTGGAGAAATAGGTAAATTAATTTAACTAAAACACAAATTGAGTTATGGCTAGATTAAGTCAAACAATAGCCTATTTAAACGTAAATACAAGCGATTTAACAAATGATTGGATAAAAACCAATTTAACACACGTTACATTAAACGAAAGCCTTAAAGAATTAAGAAAAAAAATACTTAAAGAAAAACGCGAAATAAAAAAATAATTTATATATTTGTGTACCTAAGTCAGAATAGGTAAGCGTTAATAAAAAGGTTTTTTCATAGATTATAAATCCCGCTCTTTCTGACATTAGGCGGGGTTTTTTATTTTTCCCTAACTTACATAGAAGTTGTATAAGGTTGAACTTCACAAAAACAACCGCTCGAAATAAATGCTTGTTATAAAATCCCGCAATGTTTTTGCTTAACAACGGGTACTGCATACCGAAAGGTTATAAAAACAAGTGAACCAAAATGCCAAGTGTGAAAACACGAATAAATAAGAAGTGGTCGCAGAGGGAAGTGTTATTATCGGGCTAACCTTATATTAGGTTAAAATACTGCAAGTTGGTATATGCAGTATAAAAGCGAAGCTATAACCAAGAATAAAAAAAAAGGTTTAAATTTACCAAAAACACGAATTAAATCATGGCAAAAAGAGGTAGACCAAGAAATTTAGATAGTCCAGAACAATTATACGAACTATTTGAAAAATATAAAGCCAACGTAAAGGCGAATCCAAGACTAAAAATAATACACGGGGGTAAAGACTTCGAAGAAAGAGTAGAACCATTAGAATGCCCTCTAACTATGGAGGGTTTTGAAATTTATTGCTGGGATGAGGTAGGTGAAGTAGAACAATATTTTAAAAACGTTGATAAAAGATATTCAGAATATATCCCTATCTGTTCACGTATACGCAAAGAAATACGTCAAGACCAAATAACAGGCGGTATGGTAGGACAGTATAACGCAAGTATTACACAACGCTTAAACAACCTAAAAGAACAAGTGGAACAAACGAATATTGAACAACCGTTATTTAAACTAGATGATAATAACGACAGCAATTCGTAAAATAAACGCTTTAAAAAAACGAATCAAAATAATACAACAAGGGTGTTGTTAATATAAAAAACTTTCGTATATTTGTGTTATGGAAATATGGCAACAAATAAAAGGATTTGAAAACTTATATAAGATTTCTACCTACGGAAGAATTAAAAGTTTGGGAAATGGTAAAAGCACTAATTCTAAAACAAAATTTGAAAGGATTTTGAAAAGCAATTATTCTTCAACTGGATATGAAAAGATAAAACTTTTCAAAGACGGCAAAAGATATTATTTTTCAGTTCATAGATTAGTAGCTCAAACTTTTTTATCAAACGATAAAAACAAAAAAGAAGTTAATCATAAAGACGGAAATAAAGCAAATAATAATGTGTCTAATTTGGAATGGGTAACTTCAAGTGAAAATCAATTACACGCTTTTAAAAACGGATTGCAAAAGAGCAAAATGGGTAAAGACCATATTCAGTCTAAAAGTGTAAGGCAATTAGATTTAAATGGAAATGTAATTCGTACATTTGAAAGCATTAAACAAGTTCAAAGAGAATTAGGATTTAATACATTTGGAATAATTAAGTGTTGTAAAAAAGTAAAAAAATACAATACTGCGTATAAATTTAAATGGGAATATGATAATAACAAGTGCTATACGGAAGATTAACGCCTTAAAGAAACGGATTAAGATAATCCAAGGCGGTACTTCCGCTATTTAACCCCCTATGAATTAAGTAGTAGGGGGTGACAATGCAGGAAAAACTTATGGTATACTTCCTATACTAATCACAAAGGCTGCTACATATCCACGAATGGAAATAAGCGTAGTTGCTGAATCAATACCTCATTTGCGTAGAGGTGCGTTAAAAGACTTTCTAAAAATAATGAAAGAAACGGGGCGCTACTTTGATGAACGGTTTAATAAGTCACTTTTAAGATATGAGTTTGCAAATGGTTCTGTAATAGAGTTTTTTAGTGCTGATGACAGTTCTAAATTAAGGGGTGCAAGGCGTGATGTACTGTACATAAACGAATGTAACAACGTAACCTTTGAATCTTACAACGAACTTGCAATACGTACAAAGAAAGAAGTCTATTTAGACTTTAACCCAGCAAATGAATTTTGGGTGCATACGGAACTAAAAGACGAACCCGATAGCGACTTTCTTATTTTAACCTATAAAGACAATGAAGCTTTAGATAATAGTATTGTTCAACAAATAGAAAAAAATCGCTTAAAAGCCGAAACAAGCGCATACTGGAGTAACTGGTGGCGTGTTTATGGATTAGGTGAAATAGGAATGCTTGAGGGCGTTATATTCAGCAACTGGAAAATAATTGACAAGCTACCAACCGAAGCTAAGTTAATAGGAATCGGTTTAGACTTCGGATATACAAATGACCCGACTGCAATAATTGAAGTTTACAATTATAACGGAACACGGATACTCAATGAATTAAAGTATCAAACAGGAATGTTAAATTCAGACATCGCAAAAATACTACCAAAAAACGTGGTGGTATATGCAGATAGTTCCGAGCCTAAATCAATAGATGAAATAAGACGCTATGGAATAACGATTAAAGGCGTTACAAAGGGCAAAGACAGTATTAATTATGGAATTGATGTAATACAACAACAAGAATATTTAGTAACCTCACAAAGCGTTAATTTTATTAAAGAACTTAGAGCATACTGTTGGGATGTAGATAAACACGGAACACGCTTAAACAAACCTATCGACAATAATAACCACGGAATAGACGCATGGCGTTATCATGAAATGGAAACACTAGGTTTAAAACGCAATTACGGAACATATAATATACGTTAATGACAGACGACACAGCGGTAATGACCAAAGAAGTTGAGTATTATGTGTATATTCGTACAGGAAAACGAATTAAAATAGTTTTCAATGATTCAATGAACCTGAGAAAGCATTTAGTAATGCTAGGTGAAGCATATAATATCGCTTATAACTACAATAAATCAAAATAAACGTTTAAATAATATGAAGTTAGAATTAGTTATTCCAACAACGCTTAGTGAAATACCATTAAAGCACTATCAAAAGTTTTTAGCAATAGCCGAAAAGACGAATGATGAAGTATTTTTAGCAGAAAAAATGATTGAATGTTTTTGCGGTATTGAATTAAAACAAGTCGTAAAACTACCTTACAAAGAAATTGAAAACCTAAGCGTTCATTTTGGCACGTTATTCGAGAAAAAGACGAACTTCAAAAACAGATTTACAATAGCAGGAAAAGAATTTGGATTTATTCCTAATCTAGAAGAAATAAGCTGGGGTGAATACATAGACTTAGAAGCTAATATAAGCGATTTAAAGACGTTTCACAAAGCAATGGCGGTTATGTATCGACCTATCGTAGAAAAACACGGAGACAAATATAAAATAGAACCTTACGAAAGTTCTGTTAACTATGCTGAAGTAATGGAATATGCACCTTTAGATATTTGTTTAGCAGCAAAGCTTTTTTTTTGGAATTTAGAAAAAGAGTTATTACAGGCTACCCTACATTATTTGGAGAGGGAGATAATGAAAAGCAAGAAATTGAAAACGAGTTTAGCGAAAGAACTCAATTTAGCAAGCAATGGGGATGGTATCAATCAATATATGCAGTCGCTAAGGGAGACGTCACTAGATTTGATGACGTTACCAAGCTTCAACTTACAACAGCACTTACCTTCCTTACTTTCGAAAAACAAAAATTAGAAATTGAACAACGCGAATTTAAACGCCAAATAAATAAAACGATATGAGTTACTACGGAATACTAAATATAATCAAATCAGAATTAGAATCTACAAACTTGGTAAATACCGTTACAGAGGGCGATATATTTAGAGTTGATTTATCTAAACAAACGATTTTCCCTTTAGCTCATATACTTGTAAACACTGCAACTTTTGAAAGTAATGTTATAAGGTATAATATTTCTATTATCGCTATGGACGTAGTAGATATATCAAAAGACGAAACAACGGATATTTTCATAGGCAACGACAATGAACAAGACGTGTTGAATACACAAATAACAATGTTAAACCGTGTTTATGAAAAACTAATTAGGGGCGATTACTTTTTGAATTTAGGAATTATAGACGGTAACCCAACGTGTGAACCATTTATAGAACGATTTGAGAATAATTTAGCAGGTTGGACAATGACCTTTGATTATTTAGTCAACAACGATATGACAGTTTGCAATGAATAGACAAGAGGTTTTAAATAGGTTTATTAAGCACGTTGTAAGTCAAGCCAAAAGAAACTTAACTACAAGCGGTAAAAACGCATCTAAGAAGCTTTATAATTCAATTAAAGGCGAAGCAAAAGCATTTCCCAATTCGATAGGTGTTTACTTCGATATGGAAGAATACGGATTTTACCAAGACCAAGGGGTTAAGGGTGCAAATCCAAACGGATTACCAAATGGAAGTAAATGGAAGGGTGTTCAGAAAGCTCCGAATTCAAGATTTAAATTTGGAACTGGTTCAGGTCAAAAAGGCGGATTAACAAAAAGCCTTGATAAGTGGATAATAAGAAGAGGTATTGCACCAAGAAGTAGTGAAGGAGAATTCTTAACTAGAAAATCTTTAAAGTTTTTGATAGCTAGAAGTATTTATATGAGTGGAATTAAACCTAGTTTTTTCTTCACAAAGCCTTTTGAAGCAGCGTTTAAAAACTTACCTGATGAATTAATAGATAATTACGGATTAGAAGTAGAGAAATTATTTGACAGCATATTAAGAGAAAACTTTAAAAAATGATATTAGCACGTTCACCCCATATTGTAACAATAGACGAAGCAACACAAACAGAAACCAAAATAGAATTGTTTATCTGGAATGGTACAGGCGCAGCTCCTGTAATACCTACTTACGTGTTAAGTAAAAAAATACCTAGCACTAATCAAAGAACTGCATATTACGATATAGCACCGTATTTAAGAGAATATTTTAAATTCTATGAAAGTGTAGCATATACGACTAATTTTAACGAACTCCCTAACCAATATTCATACTGCAACGTTCAGTATAAAACGTATTATTACGAGGGTGCATCTAGCACGTTATTAGATACGGTTACAGATATTGCTTTAGATGGATACGGATATTACGAAGACGGATATAATCCAAACGAAAATAGTTTAAGTCCATTTTTATTAAGTCAATCCCCAAACACATACTACTATAATAGTTGTTCTGAAATATATTTTCAAGGGAGTTTTACGATGTTAGGAACTGATAGCTTTCCAGAGTACGACAGTTTAGCAATTGAATATTTACCTTTAGATTTTGTTGACCCTGCAATTCAAATTACAATTACACAACCAACAATAGCAAATTTCACAACTGTACACCCTGATTTTATAGCAGTAGGCAACAGACTTAGAATTATAGGAACTGCAGAAGAAGCTGAAACAGTCTTATGTACTTATTATTTTGTTCCTCAATGTGAATGTAAATACGAACCCGTAACTGTGGATTTTATAAATAGGTTTGGAGCATGGCAGCGTGAATTCTTTTTTAAGGCTTCAACTGAAAATATAGAAATGACAAATACAGCTTACAAAACTAATCCTAGTCAATTTCCAGTCTATAATGCTTTTCAAGGTCAAGTAGGTGTTTATAATACAAATGCAAAACGAACTATCAAAGCTAACACTGGTTGGGTTGAAGAAGCATACAAAAACACGATGCAAGAATTATTACTCAGCGAAACAATACGCGTAAACAACGAACCTGCAACTTTAAAAACAAAGTCTCTAGACAAACAAAAAGCAATCAATAACAAAACCATTAATTATACAATGGAATTTGAAATGGCTTACGATGTAATTAATTCTGTTAACTGATGAGAAAAGTACATATATACATAGCACGTGAAGCGATTGATTACGACTGCGTAAATGTTTACTTTATTATTGATGGAGTTAAGTATAATTATGCGTGCCAAAAAAATGGAACTTTCGGAGGTAAAGACCAATTTAGTTATACGGATGCTAGTTGGGATATTCAAATTAAATATTACACTACGGAATGGCGAATAGAAATTTACGATATAGCAGCGTCCGAACCTCATATATATTATAATACTCAAGATACTGATTTGCCAGTTTACAAAAAAGGCTGGACGTTTAAAACAGGAATAGAAAATTATGAGATTGATTACGTTTGGAGCGATTACTGTTATACTGAAGTTTACAACAGGTTAGAATTATTTGACGATGAGAAAATAAACGTAACACTAACCGTTCAAAATTTACAGGATATTTCAAAAACGTTCACTGATTTTAGCCAAAGTTTTACAGTACCTGCAAGCGTAAACAATAATCAAATATTTGAACACTTTTACCAAAACGATATTGACGGAACTATCGACCCTAACCTAAGGAGAAAGGCTTTTATAGAATTGGATTTCATGCCATTTAGAAAAGGTTTAATTTCTTTGGAAAAGGCGAATATAAAAAATGGAAAAGTAGATAATTATTCAATTAGTTTTTATGGGCAGTTAGTAAACCTAAAAGATATATTTGGCGAAGACAAGCTAAATCAATTAGACCTTTCGAGTTTACAATTTGTATTTAATGGAACTAATGTTTATAATAGAATTACTGACCTTGCAACTGATTTTGATGTTAGATACCCTTTAATAGCTCATGATAGGCTGTGGACGTACAACGATAGCGGAAGCGAGGATATTACTCAGAATGCTCATGCAATTGCATATAACGAATTATTTCCTGCGGTTAAAGTAGCACGTTTATTTGAAGCTATTGAATCGCGTTACGGATTAGATTTTCAAGGTAGTTTTTTTAGCGATGACAGATTTACAGAATTGTTTTTACTAGCAAAGAATGCCACTACTTATTCATTTTTAACTGAGTTAAACGATATTGATTTTAGAAGTGAAGCAGCAGCAATTACAGGTTTAAATCCTTACGACCCAGGAGAGTATGTTAATTTAGCAAATAATTCAATTACGTTTAGAGAATTAAACGATGCTAATTTGCACACTATACAAATGCAAGTTGCCACAATTAGTGGTCCAGGTACTTATTACATAGAATCGTATTGTAATGGAATTTATGAGCAAACATTTGAAAACACGGGAACAGGTTATCCATTAAAAATACAGATAGCAAATTTTACAGGTGCTGACAGAGTTTATACATTTAAGATAAAGGCAAATGCTCCTATGACTATGACTGTAGTTTTTACTTATTCAATAAGAACTACAATAGATGACCCAATTACAGGAATACCAACAACTAATACAAACACTTCAGTAATTCAATGCAATTCAGTTGTATTAAGTGGAAATGTAGATATAACAAACACTTTGCCTGATATGAAAGTGGCGGATTTCTTTTCTGGAATCTTAAAACAATTTAACATGACGTGTGTAGGAATAGACCAAAACACGTTTGAAATATTACCTTTAGACATTTGGTATAACAACGGAATAACATACGATATAACAAACTATGTAGATATTGAAAGCGTTGACGTTGCAAGAATGCCAATTTACAAAAAGATAGCTTTTAACTATGAACAATCTGAAAGTTTTGTAAATAGAAATTACTTTGCGATTAGTAATTCAGAATACGGAAATACGGAAAACAATTTTAGTTACGATGGCGGCGAGTTTGTAGTTCAAGCACCTTTTGAAAACTTACAATTTGCACGTGCTGAAGATAACGATACTCCAGTTCATTATGCAATTTTAGGATATAACCTAGACAAAAACTACCAAGCATACATTCCAAAACCTACATTACTTTATTTGTACGGAACTTCAGGAACTTTAACGCATCCTATTAAATTTTACAACGGAACTACTCATGTTAATATTTCTAGTTATGCTTTATTCGGACAAGATTTAACAGTTAATACAGTGAAGTATTCTTTGAATTGGGGTGCTGATAATTCTGTAATACACGGAGAAACAATTCAAGACGGTTTATTCGCAACTTATTATTTTAACTACCTATCAAATTTATATAATTTAAAACAACGATTAGTAAGTGTTAAGGCACAATTACCAGTTAGCTTAGTAACTTACCTTAAATTAAACGATAGGTTGATTATACGCGATAAAAGATATATAATAAACGATTTAAAATTAGAGTTAACAACAGGCGAAGCTCAAATAAGTATGTACAGTGATTTTATAGAAGTAACGGAATGATAAAGAATATAATTGAAATGTTGAAGCTAGATAGCTTTAGTGGTGTTTCTGAAAATATAGAAATAGCAAAGGGAAAATACGACTTAAAGACGGATGTAAAAGGAATCTGGAACCAAGCAATGCGCGAATTTAAACTAAAAAGAAATGGCAGAAAAAAGGGTAATTGAACTAGAAATTCAAGACAACAGCAAAAACTTAAAATCACAATTAAGGGAAGCGCAAGCTGAAGTATCTAGGTTAGCTGAAAAGTACGGTGCTACAAGTAGAGAAGCTATTGCAGCTGCTAAACGTGCATCTGAATTAAAAGATGCTATTGCAGATGCTAAAGACTTAACAGATGCATTCAACCCTGACGCTAAATTTAATGCAGCATCTAAAGCAATAGGTGGTGTGTTAAATGGTTTTCAAGCATACGAGGGAGCGCTAGGTTTGATTGGTGTAGAAAGTGAAGAGCTACAAAAAACCATGCTTAAAGTTCAAAGTGCTATGGCTTTAACGCAAGGTATTCAAGGTGTTTTTGAGGCTAAAGATAGTTTTATTCAGTTAGGTGCTGTTATAAAAGATGTTGCTATAAAGCTTGGAATTTTAACTGTTATCGAAGAGGAAAATGTAGTCGCAACAGAAGCTCAAGCAGTTGCAAATGAATCAGTAGCAGTAAGTTTTGATAAAGCAGGTAAATCAGGAAAAACAGCATTAAATGGAATTAAAGGCGCATTAGTAGCAACTGGAATAGGTTTACTAGTAGTTGCGCTTGGTTCTATTGTTCAATATTGGGATGATATTAAAAATGCAATTAATGGAGTTAGTGATGAACAAGCAAAACTAAACAAACTTTCACATGATAAATTTGAGGTATCAAAAGCTGAACTTTCGAATTTAGATGCACAAGATAATATTTTAAAATTACAAGGGAAAAGTGAACGTGAAATATTAAACTTAAAAATAGCAAAAGTTAATACAGCTATTGAGTTAGGTAAAATCGAACTTGAAAATGTTATTCGCACAAATAAAGCTGAAGAAAAAGCAGCTATTAAGAATTACAACCTTACAAAAAAGGTAGTTGACTTAATAGTAAATTCAGCTTTGTTCTTACCTAAGTTAATGATGATGCCTATTGACTTAGCTATTAAGGGTGCTAATAAAATATCTGAAGCTTTAGGTATGGGTAAACTAGTTGCATTCGATATGGGTAAAACTATTGAAGATATGCAAGATAAGTTTAGTGGGTTTATTGCAGGTTCGTTATTTAATGTTGAAGAAACAAAAGCTGAAGGTAAAAAAGAAGAAGAAGAACTTCGTAAACAATTACGCGATTTAGAAAACCAAAAAGCAGGGTTTCAACTTTCTATTAAAGAAATGAACAAACAAGGTTCAAACGATGCAATCGAAAACAAAAAGGCGGAATTAGATGCATTAATTGAACTTGAAATAAGAAAGGCAAACACGGATAAAGAAGTATTAGAAAAATTACTTGATGACCGTTTAAAATTAGAAGAACTAAAAGGTGCACAATTATTAGTTGCTCAACAAGATAATGCTGAAAAAGTACGCAAAGCTATCGAAGAAGATAACAGCGAAATATTTAAACTAGAAACAAAGAAACTTGAAAAACTTAAGATATTAGGTGATTCACGTTTACAAACATTACAAGGCGGTTTAGATGCTGAATATGAAGCTAAAAAAGCAGCTGCGGAAAAAGAACAATTAATTTTAGAAGTACAAGCAACAAGGGCAAGACAAGCAGAAGAAAAAGCGCAGTCATTCAAAGTAAACGCAGTTAAACAAGGGTTAGAAACTATTGCTAGTATTACGGAATTATTTGGTAAGAAATCCGAAAAGGCAGCACGTAAAGCTTTTCAAGTTCAGAAAGCTGCACAAATAGCAACAGCATTAATTACAACGTATCAAAATGCAACGAGTGCCTATGCTTCGCAGTTCCTACCTATTCCAGACCCAAGTTCACCAGTTCGAGGTGGTATTGCAGCAGGTATAGCAGTTGCAGCAGGTTTAACTAACGTTGCAAAAATAGCTTCTCAAAAATTTGAGGGCGGTGGTTCAATGGGTGGCAGTTCAGCACCAAGTGGTGGTGGTGGTGGCGGTGAAATGAAAGCGCCTAACTTTAGCGTAATCGGAAGTTCTGGAGTTAATCAATTAGCGCAATTACAACAAAAACCAACGAGGGCGTATGTAGTTAGTGGAGACGTGGCAAACGGATTAAGCCTCGAAAGAAATAGGTTACAAAATGCAAGTTTATAACGTTTAGAAAACATGGAAAAGAAAATAATCGAGCTAATTATAGATGAGAATGATTTACAAACTGGAATTCATGCAGTATCGGTAGTTCATTCACCTGCAATAGAGGAAAATTTTATTGCGTTATCAAAACACGAAGTAGAACTAAAAGAAGTTGACGCAGAGAAAAAGATTTTAATGGGTGCCGCTTTAGTTCCTAACAAACAGATTTTACGTGCTGACAAAGACGGAAAAGGATATTACATATATTTCAGTGAGGACACTATCAAAAAGGCATCAGAGTTGTTCTTAATGCGCTCAAATCAAAACAATGCTACCTATGAACACAAAGAAAAATTAAACGGTATGTCAGTTGTTGAAAGTTGGGTAATTGATAACCCCGAAATGGATAAATCTAAAGAATACGGATTTAGCTTACCTAAAGGAACTTGGATGATTTCAATGAAAGTAAACAACGAGGATATTTGGAAAGACGTAAAACTAGGTAAGGTTAAAGGCTTTTCAATCGAAGGTTATTTTGCTGATAAATACGAAATGAGCCAAGAGAAAAACGAACGCGAAGAAATAATTAATAAATTAAAAGATTTGCTTAAATAATGGCTAATAAGATTCCATATTATATAAGGAGAATTGAAAAAGCAACGGTTGAAAACACGGATGTATTCATACTAGACAATAATAGCGTAACAGCTCAAAGTATAACATACGATAATTTATTAATTCAACTTCAAGAACAAATACAAGTCCCAACAGATTTTAAACCTTTATTTTTATTGCAAGGATGTTAGGAAACGCGAGAATAAAACCAAGTGCGACAACACTTACAACACTATATACAGCTTCAGCGGATTGCGTGATTAGTTCTATTTCTATTTGTAACTTAGGAGCAACAGCAACTACTTTTAGAATGGCAATAAGACCTTTAGGAGCAGAAATAAATGATGCTCATTATTTGTATTATGATTTACCAATAGACGGTAACGATACGTTTATTTTAACTGGTGGTGTTGTACTCAAAAACACGGATGTAGTTTCTGTATATTCAGGAAATGCAAACTTATCTTATAACATATTTTATACGACATAATGGCTCAGAATAGCGCAAAAGGAAGTTCATATATAACACCAAGTTTAGATAACCTAACCGATGTTACTATTGCAAGTGCAACTACTAACCAAGTATTAACTTATAACGGTTCTCAATGGGTTAATTCAGCTACGCAAGGCGATATGTTAAAATCTGTTTATGATTCAGATAACGACGGTGTTGTAGATAGCGCAGCAAAAGAAGTTTTACTTGTAAGAAACAATACAGGTTCAACTATTCCAAAAGGTTCAGCTGTTTATGTTAACGGAGCGACAGGGCAACTACCTACTATCGCACTTGCCGACGCAGACACGGAAGCTACAAGCTCAAAAACAATAGGTTTAACTTTAACGTCAATCAGTAATAATTCAAACGCATATATTATTATATCTGGATTATTCGAAAACGTAGATACAAGTGCTTTTACAGACGGTGTTACATTGTGGTTAAGTTCAACAGCTGGTCAAATGGTTGCGACTACACCACCTGCAAAACCTGCTAATTCTGTATTTATTGGTTATGTAGCTCACGCTCACCCAACAACTGGAAAAATAGTAGTTGCGATTCAAAACGGATATGAATTAGATGAACTACATAATATAAGTATTACTTCACCTTTGAATAACGATGTATTAACTTATAATTCAACAAGTGGACTTTGGGAAAACGTTCCAAGTGGCGGTTTAATGCCACCTGTCACAGCACATGAAACATTTAGGGGAGTAACATATTCAAACAATTCAACAACAGATACAACTTCGGGTGGTGTAACGCTAGGTACAACAGCATCAACGATAGCGCGTTCCGTAGCTTCAACAAACTTTGCTACTAAACAAATTCGAAAAGGTTATTATGGTTCGGTAGTTTCAGCTGGTCGTTATACAGGGGTTCGAGGTTCAACATTACTTTGGTATTTAGGTGGTGGGTTTCGATATGTTTGTGAAGTTTATATTTCAGATACTGCATACGGAAGTGGTTGTAGGCAGTTTTACGGAATGATAGGACAAACAACGGATTTAACTTATTCGGATTCTGTAACGGTTGCGTCAATGCTTAATGTAATTGGAGTAGGTTCAGATGCTGCGGATACTAATTTGCAAGTATTCCATAATGATGGTTCAGGAACTTGTACAAAAATAGACTTAGGAGTTAATTTTCCTGCAAATAGAACGGCAGGAGCAGCGTTAACTACAACTTATTCAATAGAACTTTATAACGGTAACGCATCAAGTCAAATAATTTACAAGGTAACAAATAACGAAACTGGAAGTGTTGCTGATGGAACGTTAACAACGAATTTACCTTTAGATACGCAAGGGTTAAATTTTTGTGCGTCGCGTTGTATGGGAGTAGGAATTACAAATACAGGGCAGTTTGATTTATCATTATTAGGGGTTTATAGTTTATAAAATGGAATTTATATTAGAATGCATACAAGAACAATTAGACTTTGAGCAATCAAATTTAATTCTTCGACCTTTAGAATTAGAAATAAGAAACTATGTAGGTAGTTGTAAAATAGTCAACACTATTGATATAACGCCTACAGTAATAAATGATTTTATAACGGAACAAAGACCGTTATTATTTTGGGTTTTTCAATCTATGGAAAATATCCCTATTGAAATACGTAACAAATATAATTTATAACTATGGCGAATAAAGTACTAAGTCCCAAAGGTGGGCGTAGGGGTTGTCTATGTAAAGACGGAACTTACTCAAAGAAATGTTGTGACGGAACACTAGAAGCACAAGGAATCGGTAAAACAGCTGGTACAGGAACAGATAACGTAACAGTGACAGAAAACGACGGTGTAAGAACAATAGTGCGTCAGAACTCATAAAAAAGGTAACACGTAAAAATTTAAAACGTTTAAAAGACATGAACACAAGAAAAACAGTTTACAATAAGTTATTTACTGAAAAGACGGAGTTAGCAAAACACGAAGTTGAGTTAGGTGCTGCACAGGATTTAGAAAAAGAATTAGTTAATATAGTTAATTTACAAAACCCAATAGCACAAAATATAGATAGACTTACAAATTTAGATGCTTCATTAAAAGCAGAAAAAAAATTAGCTAATGATAATTTAAATAAATTAAATTCATCTTATTCAAGTGCAGTTGCTTTACACGATAAACTTAAAAAAATGCAAAATGAATTAGGTGTTAATTTACCAATAGTTGAAACTGCATTTAATAGATTAAAAGGTGCTGAAAGTGATTTTAACGATTTAAAAACTTTATTAAATCAAATTAAATAAAAACAAAAATGAATACAAATCAAATATTAAACAAAGTTCGTGTTTTACTTGGATTGGAAGTAAAATTAGAACAAATGAAGTTAGCGGATGGTGTAACAGTTTTAGAAGCTGAAGCATTCGAGCCTGAAATGGAAGTTTTCGTAGTTACGGAAGACAACCAAAAGATACCAGTTCCTGTTGGTGAATACGAACTAGAAGACGGACGTATCTTAGTAGTTGAGGTTGAGGGTATCGTTAAAGAAGTTAAAGAAGCACCAAGCGAAGAAGAAGTAGCACCTATGGAACAAGAAGCGCCTGAAGTTCCTGTTGAAGCAAAAGAAGTTACAACACCAACTCCAAAGAAAACTATCGAAAGCGTAGTTAAAGAATCTTTCTTTTCAGAAATCGAAGCATTGAAAAAAGAAAACGAAACATTGAAAGCTGAACTTTCTGCATTGAAAACACCAGTTGTCGAGGAAAACACGGTAACTGAATTAAGCGAAGAGCCGAAACCTATTTCTTTTAATCCAGAGAATACAAACCCAGTTGAAACTATTAAATACGCTACAAAAAGAGAGCGTTCAATAATGGATTCAGTATTGGAAAAATTAAACAAGTAATCAATAAAAATTAAATAAAATGAGTTTACACAAAACAAATCTTGCCACTACAACGAGCATAACTACTTCCTATGCTGGAGAATTTGCAGGTAAGTACATTGCTGCAGCTTTATTGTCTGCACCAACTTTAGAAAAAGGCGGAATTACTATCATGCCTAATGTTAAGTACAAACAAGTAATCAAAAGAGTAGCTACAGACGGAATCGTTAAAAATGCTACTTGCGACTTCGACCCTACGTCAACAATTACTTTAACTGAAAGAGTACTTGCTCCTGAGTCTTTCCAAGTTAATTTACAACTTTGTAAATCAGATTTTCGTTCAGATTGGGATGCTATCCAAATGGGTTACAGTGCATTCGACGTTTTGCCCAAATCTTTCGCTGACTTCTTAATCGCACACGCTGCTGAAAAAGTTGCTCAACAAATGGAGCAAGTTATTTGGGACGGTAACAACGCAAGTGCTGGTGAATTCGCTGGAATCATGAGACAGTTAACTACAGATGCTGCTTTACCTGCTGCACAAGAAGTTGCTGGAACATCAGTTACTGCTTCAAACGTTATCGCTGAATTAGGTAAAATCGTTGATGCTTGTCCTGCTGCATTGTACGGAAAAGAAGATTTGAAAATCTATGTTTCATCAAACATTTATAGAGCTTATGTTCGTGCTTTAGGTGGATTCGCTGCTTCAGGTGTAGGTGCAAATGGTTACGACAACAAAGGAACTAATCAATCATTGAATGATTTGTACTTTGACGGTGTTAAAATTTTCTTAGCTCCTGGTCTTGCTTCAAATACTGCATTACTTGCTCAAACTTCAAACTTGTTCTTTGCGACAGGATTAATGAATGACCTAAATGAGTGCAAAGTTTTGGACATGAGTGATTTGGACGGAAGTCAAAATTGCCGCGTAATCATGCGATTTACTGCAGACGCTAAATACGGATTTGCGTCTGACTTAGTTACTTACGGAATTACAAACTCTGCTAACTAATCATAAATTAAAGGTTTAAGGGTGGTGCAATAAACACCGCCCTTTTTTTTTACAAATAATATAAAAATATAAGATATGAGCTGTGATATTTCTAAAGGTAGATTAGAAGCGTGTAAATCGGGAGTTTCTGGATTAGATGCAATCTATATTATTAACTATGGGGATTACAACCCAGATTCAGCTGCTTTAGGTGGCGATGTAACATATTCCGCAACTGCAGGACTAGAAGACGTAATTACAGAAATTGCAAACGTAGCAACTGTATATAAATACGAATTGAAAGGTGCAAACTCTTTTGAGCAAACTATTCAATCAAGCCGTGATAACGGAACTACTTTTTTTGAGCAAACGTTGACAGTACAACTTAAAAAACAAGATGCATATACGCATAAAACAGTTAAGTTATTAGCTTACGGACGCCCTCACATTATTGTAAGAACACGCGGTAACGATTTCTTTATTGCAGGTCTACAAAGAGGTTGTGATGTAACTGCTGGAACTGTTTCTTCAGGAACTGCAATGGGTGACTTCAACGGATATTCTTTGACGTTTACAGGTATGGAAAATGTACCTGCCAATTTCTTGAATTGTACCTCTGAAGATGGTTTATTGACAACTATTTTAAATGGTGCTGTATTGGGTGCGAATGCATAGGTTTCTTTGTTTCTCAATAATTAGAACCCTGCCTTAATCGGTGGGGTTTTTTCATTTAGAAACACAAACACGGATTGAACGTTTAATTAATATGAACGTATTAACTACTTCACTAGAACCTCAGAATTTAAACATAGTACCTCGTTCGGTAACTTTTGATGAATTGATATTTACAGACGATAGTACAAACACACCTGAAACTATCACTATTAATTCAGTAACTGATAAAGGGTATTATCAACAAATCGAAATTGAATGCGCATTAATAGAAAATCATTACTATAATGTAGAATTGTTTAATAATGGCGATTTAGTGTTTAGAGGTAAGGTTTTTTGTACTGACCAACCTGTGGTTAGTTTCTCGGTTAATAACGGACAATATACAAGCCATTCAACGGCAAATGAATTTATAGTTTATGAATAACTTACATATATTAAATTTAGTAAAATACGAAGCTCCTACAATTTCTGAAAACAAAAGAAATGACTGGGTAACGTATGGAGAAAATAACGAATATTTCAATTTCCTTATTGAACGCTATAAAAATTCTACGACAAATAACGCGATTATAAACAATATAAGCCGTTTAATTTATGGTCGTGGACTATTTGCTATTGACGCAAATAAAAAGCCGAATGAGTACGCTCAAATGATGGCGTTATTTAACCAAGACTGTTTGAGAAAATTAGCGTTTGAATTAAAAGCTTTAGGTCAGTGTGCTATTCAAGTTCACTATGATAAAAACCATAAAAAGATTTTAAAAGCTTATCATATTCCTGTACAACTTTTAGCTCCTGAAAAGTGCAATAAAGACGGTGAAATTGAAGCTTATTATTATTCTGATAATTGGGAAGACGTCAAGAAATATGCACCTAAAAGAATAAGCGCATTTGGTTATTCAAATAACGAGGTTGAAATACTTTATATTAAGCCTTATAGCTTAGGAATGAAATATTTTAGTTATGTTGATTATCAAGGCGCAATTAGCTATGCATTACTAGAAGAAGAGGTAGCAAATTATTTGATTAACGAGGTTCAAAATTCTTTTTCAGGAACTAAAATTGTAAACTTTAATAACGGAGTCCCAACGCCTGAACAACAAGACCAAATTACAAGTCAAGTTTTAGGTAAGTTAACAGGTTCAAATGGGCGAAAGGTTATCGTTTCATTTAACGACAATGTAGAAACACGAACAAGCGTTGAGGATATACCTTTAAACGATGCACCTGACCACTATACATATTTAAGCGAAGAGTGTTTACGCAAAATTATGCTAGGTCACAATGTAACTTCACCTTTGCTTTTTGGAATTGCTTCAAGTAATGGGTTTAGTTCGAATGCAGATGAGTTAAAGAACTCTACTATATTATTCGATAACATGGTTATAAAGCCATTTCAAGACCTTTTGATAAGTGGGTTAGACAGAATATTAGCTTTTAACGGAATATCGCTTAAATTGGCGTTTAGAACGTTACAGCCTTTAGAATTTACTGACTTAGAAAACACGCAAAACGAAGAACAAATTGCTGAAGAAACAGGAACGATGTTAAGCAAAGATTCTGTAATTGCACAAGCTTTAATTGATTTAGGCGAAGACGAACCCGAAAACGCTATTTTAATAGACGAAAGCGCAGTTGACTATGATAACGATGACAAAGAGAATGAAACGCTTTCTAAAGAGCTAAAACCGTCTTTATTTAGCAAACTAGTTAACTTAGTTTCAACAGGTGATAACCGTCCGAATATTAGAAGTAACCAAGATGAGGTTATTGAAGGTATTAAATTCTTAACTCGATATGTTTACGCAGGACATACTACGGAAAAAAGCCGTGAATTCTGCAAACGAATGATTGACGCTAAAAAAATATATCGTAAAGAAGATATAATTAAAATGGGTACTCAATCAGTCAATGAAGGTTGGGGTCCAAATGGTACAGATACATATTCAATTTGGTTATACAAAGGCGGAGGTAATTGCAATCATCGTTGGAATAAACGTGTTTATGCAACATTTAGCGGTAAGGCTATTGACGTAAACAGCAAAGAATTAAAACAAGTTGCGGTTCGTAAAGCTGAGAAATTAGGTTATGTAGTTAAGAATGCCCCAAAGGTAAGCACACTACCAAAGGATATGCCTTACAACGGATTTTTACCTACAAATAAAATATACGGGAAATAATGGCTGAAGCACTACTCATAACGCGAAATGACTTAGTACGTTTAACAGCGTTGAACGGAAACACGGACACGGATAAATTTATTCAGTTTATCAAAATAGCGCAAGATATACACGTTGAGAATTATCTAGGCACTCAATTAATTACTAAGATTAAAGATTTAATTCTAAGTAACGATATTGAACTCCCTGAATTTTCTGAATATAAAGACTTATTAGAGCTTCATGTTAAACCAATGGTTATCTATTGGGCAATGGTTGAATATTTACCGAATGCAGCATATACAATCGCAAATAAAGGTATTTACAAGCATAGTTCCGAAAACGCGGAAAATGTAGATAAGTTAGAAGTTGATTTTTTAACTAACAAATATTCTAATATTGCAAAGGAATATACTGAAAGATGCATTGATTATATAATTTATAGACAGGATTTATTTCCAGAATACAACACAAATTCAAACGGGGATACGTTTCCAAGTGATATTAATAATTACGGAGGCTGGGTTTTAATTTTGTTAAGTATTTTTAATTTATATATATAAGCATAAGCAAATATGAAAGAAGTTAAAACATACAAACCAAAAGACGAAAACGTCAAGAAGCTACTAATTTATTTGAATAAATTAAAAGAAAATAACAATGACAAATGAAAACGGTTGGGGCGATGGTTCTGTAAACAACGCAATAGGTTGGGGACAAGGGGCAAATAATGCTATTAGTTGGGGTAAATCGCATTTAGATTCATGGAGTGGAGCAACTGATATAGACGGTGGTAATGCGCCTGTAAACACAGTTGCACCTGCATTGAGTGGAACAGCACAAGAAGGACAAACTTTAACTTGTTCAACAGGCACTTGGACTGGAAACCCAACGCCTACATATACCTATCAATGGAAACGAAATAATAGTAATATCGGAAGTGCAACTAATTCAACTTACACACTAGTAACTGCAGACGTAGGTCAATCAATTAAATGTACGGTTACAGCTACAAATGCAATAAGCGCGGTTAATGCGGATTCAAACACGGTAACACCAACAAGCTCAGTTGATGCAGATGCACAAGCATTCATAACAGCGGCAGGAATAACAGATAATACTCAAAAAAGTGCTCTTAATCAATTAGTAGTTGACTTAAAAGGCTATTCAATTTGGACAAAGTGCAAAGCGATATATCCAATAATAGGTGGCACATCTTCGGCTCATGCGGTTAATCTTAAGACTCCAGGCACTTATAATTTGACTTTTGGTACTGGATGGACGCATAGTTCTAATGGGATGACTTCATTGAATACTTATGCTCAAACTGGAATACAACCTTCAACAGTACTTGGATTAGATAATTCGCATTTAAGTTATTTTACAACTGGTGGTATTGATGCAACTGCAGTGTGTATGATAGGAGCGTATAATGCACCTAACAGGCTTGCTCTTTATGCTCAAGGTCTTTATGGTGTAAATAGTGGATCATGGTCAAGTTATACCTATTCAGGAACTGGAGTAAAATTTAGGGTAATTAGTAGGCTTTCTTCAACAGTTCATAAATTTGCAAATAACGGAACAATTCAAAGTGCTACATTAAGTTCAAGTGCAAGACCAACAGCAAACATAGAACTTGCAAGATTAGGTGGTTTTGGAAGTGATTATTTTAATGGGATATGTAAATTTGCATCTGTTGGAGATGGTTTAACAGATACTGATATAGCCAATTTTAATACTGCCGTTACAACTTACCAAACAGCATTAAGTAGATATAATTAACATGGAAGGAAGAATAGTAACTAATCAAACAGCACAAGAATTACAAGGAGTATTCTTTGATAGCGATACATTTTTTAATTTCGTTCAAGATATTAACGATGCATATTTTTTATTTTTAAGCGCACAAGATGAAGTTGATATTAGCTCAACTGAATACGCTTATTTATTAGAAATACCATTAAGTCCTTTTGAAACTAAACCAACACCACCACCATTCGAATGAAACATATATTACAAGAAATAGGGTTTAACATAGGAATAAGCGTAGCAGGATTTTTCGGCTCGTTAATTCTTATCGGAAAAAAACAAAAAAGCAATCTTAAAACTACGTTCTTTGCTATTATTACAGGAGTTGCAAGTGCGAACTACATAACTCCTATAATCATAGATATTATTCGCTTAGACAACAAATATGAAATGAGTGTTGCGTTTATACTTGGATTCTTAGGCGTAAAAGGTGTTGAGTTTGTGAGTGATTATTTAATAGAAAAAGCTCAAAAAAATGGAAGCAATAAAAATAATCAATAACATTTCGGACTTAATCATTGCGATTAGTCTGGTATTTTTCTTGTATTTTGTATATCAAGAAAACGGTACTATTCAAAAGCTTAGTTACTTAGAACGAGGATTCGTAAGGGTAGCACTTTCTTTGGGTGCTTCGGGCGCTTTATTTGATGCTTTGACTTGCACTAATAACGCGTCTGTTTTAATTCACGTAAGCTTTGCAATGATTTTCTGCTGGGCAGCATGGTTTCACTATAAATACTTTGTAAAAAAATGAGTTACGACTGGTTATACAATGAGGGTGCGCCTAGAATATTAGTACAGGCTATTAAACATATCGGGTTAAAAGAGATTGAAGGTAAACAACACAACCCTACTATCTTAGGTTGGGCGCGTGAATTATCTTTAGACCGTGTTTACAATGCTGATGAGATTCCTTGGTGCGGTTTATATATCGCTTATGTTTGCAAAATGGCTGGATTAGACGTAGTTCCAAAACCTTTATGGGCGTTATCATGGGCAACGTGGGGAAACGATGTTACAGAGCCTATGCTTGGGGATATATTGACGTTTAAAAGAGACGGTGGTGGTCACGTAGGAATTTATGTAGGCGAAGACGAAACTCACTATCACGTATTAGGTGGCAACCAAGGTAATTCGGTAAGTGTTTCACGCATTGCAAAGAATAGATTATATAAAGCTAGACGTACTGCTTGGAAAATTGCACAACCTGCAAACGTCCGAAAAATACATTTAGAACCTAAGGGAGTAATAACAACAAACGAAAAATAAAAATGGCAAAGAAAAAGAAAATCGATGTTGACGTACAAGTGAACGATACGCACGTTGAAGTAAAAAGAGACGAGAAAGAATCAAAGGTTTTACTAGATTCTAATAAATTAGATATTGAAGTCACAAAGACGGATGACAGCTTAGAGGTGAAAGTTGAGGCTCAAAATCCGTTTTTGGGCTTCGCAGGTAAAATTCTTGGTAAAGTAATATCTAAGAAACTAAAATAATTGTATATTTGAAAAGATTTTTTCATAATTAGTTTAATTGACCGAGAGAAACCCTTACTTATGTAGGGGTTTTTTGTTATATTTGGGCATTATTAATAACGATTAATAGTCTTAATGTAACATTAAACCCTAGTATTTGCTGGGGTTTTTTGTTTTCTAAAAAAAAATATTTAAAAAAATAGTTGTTATTCAAAAAAGAATATATATATTTGTTGAAACAATTAAACAAAACAACATGAAAAATTATCTACACAACTTGTTAGACCAAGTTACACCAGCGAACGATGAGCAGAAAGAGTTTTTAAAGACGATTTTAGGCTTCTGGGCGTTCTTATTTGCATTCATTGGTATATCTTATTCACTTTTAAATTTAATGCCATGAGAAACGCTAAAAAGAGCAATCCAACATTAATAGAAATAATTAACTATTGGTTGGAACAGGAAAAGAAAAATGTAGGCAGAATGAATATAGCGCATTATATGAAAGTATGTAGCGCAAAAGCTTATAATTTAAGATGGAATGAAGAATCTAAATCTTGGAGTTATGAAAACAGCTATTGATTATTTATATGAGCAACTGGTTACAAGTGATAAAAACGAATTTTCACTAGATGAATTAACTAGTATTTACGACCAAGCTAAATTGATTGAGAAAGAACAAATTATAGAATCACACAGGTACGCTTATTTGATTTGTGGATTTGAACACTCAGCTGAGGATTGTAGTAATGAATATTATTTTGAAACTTATGAAGACCAAAGAAGTAACACTAACCATTGAATATAGTACGTTTGATGACTTGAAAGAAGTGTTAGACCGTGTTTACGCAGAACTTACACAAGGCAAAGAATACTTTGAAGACGTAATTCACACGGATAACGGTAAGCGGTTAATTCACTTCATGCAAAAATATAAGTCGTTAAGAACATTTAAAGTTGTAAATTCGGATTCAGTAATTGTAAAAAGTAAAATATGACAGCAAAAGACAAAGCTTTGACTATAATGGATGATATCTATGTAGGATTAGAAATTAAACACCAACAAACAGCTAAAAAGGTAGCTATATATTTAGCGCATTCGCACGTATGGGATACCTTAGAATTAGAGAAAATCGTGTTTTGGAAAGAAGTAGTAAGAGAATTAGAAAAGCTATGAAACTATATTACCCACGACAAAAATACGAATATCGTAGGCTAAGGAACTGGAAAAGAAGAGTAAACATTTCTAATAATTTCTACAAGAATTTTGAATTTGATTAAGTAATTATTGTTATATTTGTCTATCTGAAATTACAACCACATGAATCAGAAGACTTTTTTATTAACCCTCGTATTCAAAATGCCTCGTGGTTGTGGCTATTGGTACGGGGGTTATTCATTAAATTACAACCATGACTCAAAAAAAACCTTTCGTAAAAATCAACATCGAAGACCTTGAATATGCCAAGGAATTTTTCGATAATATAGCCGATTATTCTATTTGGTTATATGCTGTTACTGAATATTATTGCGGTAATGAAGTTCAAATAAAAAAGAAAATCGTAAAAAAATATTTCGATAATTACAAAAAGACGATGAATATCGTTCTTGAAGCTAAAGAGTTTGGAAAAAAAGGTGCATTGAAACGCATTGAAAAACAACAAGTTAACATTGATACCCTTGAAGACCCCCTACAATACCCCCTTAAAGAGACCCTTACAGTAAATAATAAAGTTATAAATAATAAAGATAAAGAAGTAATTAAT